CTGTAACTGCAGAAGCATCTAAGTTTTTTACAACGCTTGGTCTTGCTGCATATAGCTTTGACGCTAAAAAAGCTTACGCTAAGAAATAAGGAGTTAACTATGACATACATTAAAGATGTATTTGGCCGTGATGTCTTTAAAGACTTCGATAAATTCTATGTAGGATTTGACGATCAGTTTAATCGACTAGCCAAGATTCACGATGATATAACTAAATCTATTCCTAACTATCCTCCTTATAATATTAAGAAGACTGGTGATAATCAATACACTATTGAAATTGCTGTAGCAGGTTTCGCGCAACAAGACATTGATATTGAAATTCAAGGTGGTCAACTTATTGTTAAGGGTAACGTTAAGAATGCTGAAGAAGATGATACCAATTATCTATTCAAAGGCATTGCAGCTCGCAATTTCACTCGTACCTTCGCTCTTGAAGATCAGATTGAAATTAAAGATGCAGAGTTGTTTAATGGTATGCTAAAGGTATTCCTTGAGCGTATTATTCCAGAATATAAGAAGCCTAAAAAGATCGCTGTTAAAGAAGGCGGTAAAAAACAACTCCTAACCGAGGAGCGTAAAAATGAAATTACTGAATCTCTTTAAGAAAGCAATCGTGTTTTTGATCGAAACAACACAAGAAATTAGAACTTCGATCCAAAAAGCAAGAGACCAAAAGTATAAAAATACGTAATAGTATTGTACTTTTAATCATGAATGGGATATAATTACTATATCCCATTTTCAATTTTATTATGCGATTTTATACATCAGTTAACCGCTACGGAAACAACCTTCTATATCGTGGATATCAAGACGGTCGTCGCATCAAGAAAAAGATTGCCTTTAAACCTACACTGTATGTGAAGGGTAAGGGCAACTCTAAATTTACTTCTCTCGATGGTGTCAATGTAGATGCGATCGAGTTCGACTCTATGCGCGAAGCAAAAGAGTTTGTAGAAAAATACTCAGACGTTGAGAACTTTAATGTCTATGGTAATACGAACTATATTGCGCAATTCATTGCACAAGAATTTCCCAATGAAATTAAGTTTGAACGCAATAAGATTCGTGTTCATACAATTGATATTGAGGTTGCGTCTGATCAGGGTTTCCCTGAACCCAACCAAGCACTTCATCCAGTAATTGCTATTGCTATTAAAGATAGTATCCTCGACACATACTTCGTGTGGGCTCTTGGCGATTATGATGTTGAGAAGTCTATCATGAAAACTTCTCAGGTTCGATATACGAAATGCAAGGATGAACAAGATCTGCTAAAGCAGTTCATTGCGTTTTGGCATGATGAATTCACTTGCCCTGATGCAATCACTGGATGGAACATTCGCACATTCGATATTCCATATCTCGTAAACCGAATCAATCGTATGCTCGGTCAAGATGACGCCAAGAAACTATCTCCTTGGGGATTGGTTGAAGAACGTATGGTATCAATGCGTAAAGGCCAAGTACAAATCTATGATCTGATTGGTATTGCACAGCTAGACTACATGGATTTATTCATGAAGTTTGGTTATTCCTTTGGTCCACAAGAATCATATCGTCTTGATCACATTGCATATGTAGTTCTCGGTGAACGCAAACTTGCATATGATGGAACACTACATACGTTGTATCAAACTGATCACCAGAAATTTATTGACTACAACATTAAAGACGTAGATCTTGTTGACCGAATGGAAGATAAGATTGCTATGATTACGCTCACACTAACTATGGCGTATAAAGCTGGTGTTAATTACTCTGACACAATGGGTACTGTTGCTATATGGGATTCTCTAATTCATAGAACTCTTATGTCGCAGAACATTATCGTTCCGCCAAATAACGATAGCTTCAAGCGAGACTATGACGGTGGTTATGTAAAAGAACCACAGTGTGGCATTCACGACTGGGTATGTTCCTTTGACGTTAACTCGCTATATCCTAACATCATTGTTCAATGGAACATGAGTCCCGAGACAATTCTGAAAGGTGATATTCAACCTAGTGTCACAGTAGATAGATGTCTTAATGGCTTGGTCAATGACACCGACAAGTCTATGGCTGCAACCGGCCAATTCTTTTCAAAGCAGAAGCAAGGCTTTATGCCAAAGATCATTGAAGAAATGTATGATGAACGTTCTGCGATCAAGAAGAAGATGCTTGTCGCTAAACAAGAACTTGAACTAGCTGATAAGAATAATAAGGCTGAGATTTATAGAATCGAACGTGACATTAATCATTACGAAAATCAACAACTAGCAATTAAGATTCTTCTTAACTCGCTTTATGGTGCACTTGGCAACAAGTACTTCCGTTACTTCACGATGGAGATTGCAGAAGGTATTACTCTGACTGGCCAATTGATTATTAAGTGGGGCGAGAAATATATTAACGAGTATCTTAATAAAGCACTTAAGAGTAATAAAGACTATGTTATCGCAATCGATACTGACTCAATTTATGCAAACTTCTCAAACTTGGTTGATGCAGTCGTCCCCGACGCAACCACAGCAAAGAAAGTTGACTTCCTCGACAAAGTTTGTAAGAAAATCGAGACGGATGTCTTCGACGCAGCGTTCAAACAACTTGGCACAAACCTTAATGTTTTCAAACACCGAATCGGAATGAAACGTGAAGGCATTGCAGATCGTGGAATCTGGACTGCTAAGAAACGATATATACTTAATGTATGGGACAATGAAGGAGTTCGTTATGCAAACGCTAAACTCAAGATCATGGGCATCGAAGCCATTAAGTCGTCTACACCAGCGCCGTGTAGAGAAGCTATGGAGAGCCTCTTCCAGATTCTCATTAATGGTACTGAGTCTGAAACTCAACACTTTATACATGAATTTAGGAATACCTTTGACAGTCTTCCCGTCGAAGAGAAAGCTTTCCCACGTGGTGTATCCTCCCTCAAGCAATATGCGGATTCCAAAACAATCTACAAAAAGTCAACGCCAATAAATTCTCGTGCTGCATTGTTATACAATAATCTATTAAAGCAACACGGCCTAGAAAATTCATATGAAATGATCAAGGAAGGCGAGAAGATTAAGTATATTTACCTTGATCCGAAGAATCCTATGCGCGAAGATGTTATCGCATTCCCTGAAGTACTTCCTCCCGAATTTGGACTACACCGTTACATTGATAACGATAAACAATTTGAAAAATCATTCCTCGATCCAGCTAAGATTATTTTGAATGCTATTGGCTGGAAAGCAGAAGAGGAAGCAACTCTAGAGGACTTCTTTGGATGAATACAAAAAGCTTAGGTCATTATGTTAGAGTATATGATGATGTATTAGAACCAGATACGTGTAAGAAGATGATTGACGTCTTCAATGAAAAACAAAATGATTTTAATTCTCGTCGAGAATCAAAATACAGTTGGGAAAAAGATTATAGATCATTTGTAGAAGTTAACATTACTGTTGAAGAGCCATTCAAAGAATTTGTTGAAGACTATTATGCAAGAATGAAAAACGTTTACAAACATTATAAACAAGTAACTGGTGTAGAGTTCTTTCCACCAAAGTTTGCATTTGAAGATGCAAGATTAAAACGATACTTTAATAACGATTACGATCAATTCGGATGGCATGTAGACGTTGGAGATAGACCATCAGCATCAAGATATCTAGTAATGTTTACTTATCTAAATGATGTTGAAGAAGGCGGAGAAACTGAATTCGAAATAGATTGTCTTGTCAAACCAAAGTGTGGTAGAATGGTGGTATTCCCGCCTATGTGGATGTATCCTCATAAAGGAAGAAAGCCTGTTAGCAATGACAAATATATTCTATCAACATACCTGCATTACACATAGGAGAAACAATGAGCATACTAGATAAAATTAAAAAGAATACTACGATTAAAGAATCAGCAATTCTTTCGCAATCTAAGTTCTTCACCAAGAAAGACATGATTCCAACCTCGATTCCAGCAATTAACGTTGCGCTAAGTGGAAGACTAGACGGTGGACTTACTCCAGGCCTTACGATGTGGGCAGGTCCTTCCAAACATTTCAAAACAGCATTCAGCTTACTTATGGCAAGATCATACCTTGATAAGTATCCAGATGCAGCACTTCTTTTTTACGATTCTGAGTTCGGTACTCCGCAGTCTTATTTCGATAGCTTTGGTATTGATACTGATCGCGTCCTTCATACTCCTATTACCGACCTTGAGCAACTAAAGTTTGATGCAATGCAACAGATCAACAATATAGAGCGAGGTGATCGTGTTATGATTGTGATTGACTCTATTGGCAACCTTGCTTCTAAGAAAGAAGTAGAGGATGCATTGGAAGGTAAGTCAGTTGCTGATATGTCTCGTGCTAAACAGATTAAATCTTTGTTCCGTATGGTAACACCACACTTGA